ATTCAACAAGCCATTCATCATAACTGTATACAGGAATGTTTGCAACATAACCGAATTGTTCTTTCCACTCAATACGAGCACGATTCAGATATATTTTTGAATATTCATCATGATTCTCAATGACGTATAGAAGCAGCTCTTTTTCTGTTTTGAACATCAAACGGGATGTAATCTTAGTGAAAGGATTGCCGAACATGATATGATTGTTTAGTGTGTGGATAAAGTAGTGGAAAGGCAGCTCACTTGAGCTGAACTGCCTGGTCACCGAACTGGGCGTCGAGTTGGGCTTGGCGCTTGGCTCTGCCGCCATTCTCCCAACGATAGTCTGTCTCAAGGATCAGGCAAGCCATGGCTTCAATGAAGTCTGCCTTGGTGTAGAGACCCTTGAAGGCGGGGTTCTCGGGGGACCACTTCATCCGCACGACATTGGTGTTCCAAGCGTGCTCAAGTCCTCTGTCGCTCATCTTGCTCACGTTACCGTAGACTTTGCAGGTGAGGTTGGTCATGGGTGGTTCCCTTTGGTATGAATATAATATAACCCCCTGACCCGCTAAGGTCAAGGGGTTGTGGTCACTTGTCCAACTGTCTACGTCAGTGGTCCTACGTATATCTCAATGCCGAACTTTTCTAACTGATATCCCTCGCGAATCGCTTGTTCAATTATCTTTAAACGGCAATGACTCCTCAATGGTATAAAACGGTGATCGAGGTAGAGTTCACAATCTCTTGCTAATTCTACCTCATCAATAGCACCGTATCCCAGTGAATCTAATATCTCTTGTCCCATGATTGTTTTGTCTCCATTATTATATGTGTGTTATTTGTTCCTGGGGCTCCCGGTGATGTAGCTGTTCATATTGTTCATTAGTATCTTCTCCACCGATTGATAGAATAGTACCAATGATTACTAGTTGAACAACATTAAGTGCAACTGATGCAGGCACACCTAGGATAAACCATGGTGCCCACTTCCCTTGTAAGCCTCTGAGAGCACCCCAGGCAGCCAGGCAGCCTAGGGGACCAGCGGTGAAGAAACCAGCCATTGCGGCGATCCCTTGCTCAAAACCAGTGGCTGTCGCCCGTACTAGGACTCGCTCCTGGTTTGGTTGTATTGGGTCAGGGGTGGTTTGGGTCATTTGTTTTGTGCATTCCAAAGCTTTGGTTTAATGTTACCATATCCATTCCGAATCGACACGACTTTACCCCCAATCGGAGTCAATTTGTCATAATACGCATCAAAAATGTCTACGGTCTTATATGCGCGAGGGGCGTCATAGTAAGTTTCACCACCAACAGTGTATTCTACGAGGTGGACGTCAGTTGGGAGGTTTTTGTTATCAGCGATAACATCTTCTTCAGTTGTGTTTACAATGAAGATCTTAACTCCACAGTAATCGGCTGCTGCACGATCTTCTTCGGACCAGGAAATAGCTTTGTTGGTTTCGATCATTGTGTTGAATGCGATGTTGTTAGTATAGTAGATTATGGGGGTAGTGGGTAGATATGTGGACAGTACTTGGACCGTCACATATACTATTTACTCACTGGAATTTACCCTGATTGAAGTTGGCGTAAGCAAACTGGAAGCGATCAACCAGTTTCATAGAGCCATACTTGTTGTGACGAACATAACCTTCGGCACCAATCTCTTCATCATCGATGAATGCTTTAGGACCATCATAGACGATCATACCATCCATCAGATCTTCCTTAGCTTCCATGATACCAAGATAGAGGAATGCAAGGTCCTCACAGTCAAAGATAGTCTCAAGAAGCTCATGAGTAAGTTCTTTGCCTTCACGAATGAAAGCATTGATGATGATCTTTGCCTCCTTAGCAGCATCCTCATCGAGGAACTTAGCATCGGTATAGTATGAGTAGAGTGCACCGATGTCTTGAACTTTTCCTGAGGAGTCTACTGTAGGCTGGATGAATCGAGTAAACTCATCACCATCAAGTACACGATTGAGGGGTGCAGCAACAGCAGTCTTCAATGTCTCACCAGTATACTCTGTGTGGGGTGCAATAATGATGACTGAGTTAACACGCTCAGGGAACTTGTAAGTGATAGTATTGGGCTTGTATGTGGTTTGTCCACCGAAACCAATGAAATCACCCTGGTAGATAGACTTAGTACGAGGAAGAAAGTCTAAGCAAGTCTGCAGGATGTCGAGTAACTCTTCACGGTCGCCATAATACTTGACGACATCTTCATGAGTGTAGCAGATCTTTACTTTGACTTTGTTGAATACTGCCTTGAGACCGACAAAGAACTTGCCGTTCTCGGGGTTGGTTCCCCATACGATAGCGGGAGCACCATCCATCTTGACGCTCACGTCAGATGGTGTGCGTAGCCAACGGAGAGCACTGACGTCACCAGTGAGAATGGTGTCTTCGGGGTGATCAAGGTGGAGGTTCTTAGTCAAGAGTGTGTCTCGTTTGCTATGGATCTAATATACACGGGATCGCACCCCATGGGGGGATTGGTGGACAGTTTGATGGCTGTCTACTAGATCATCCCCTCAAACTTCAGATCTTGTACTAATGTAGTCTGAACAATATAATCTCTAGGTAATCTGGGTGTCCAGATCCACTCACTCTCAGTACTATCTAACGTTGGTATAAATTGCTCTTCAACATCAACAACATATGATATTGCAGGTGTATGTGTAGCCCGAGCCTCTGCTACATTTCTATCAAAAGTATAGTTGGAGAACCCGGCAATGGTGCCCAGTCCACAGAACCTACCAATCTCCCTTGTCTGTAGCCTCCGAGCCGCCTCAGAGACCGTTTCATGGTGCCTTAGCCTTCCACCAATGATCCAGTAACAGCCCTTCAGGGGCTGCTGTGTGCGCTTCAGGAGCAGGTATTGATCATCACACCTAATGAGCCAGTCTAGACAGAAGACCGGCATGGTGGAGATGATCTGCTGATACTGTTCTTCTGGAATCATTTCCATCTTCTAAGTTGTTGCCATAACTTGAGCTTATTATAGCACTCTTCTTTCTTTTCGGCTTCTTTTGTTAGCTTACAAGCTAAATCTTTTAGCCTGTATGCAGCATCCTTCTCTAACTCAGGGAAGACACTATTGCACACATCTTCATGAAACTCTCTGGTGTGGTAAAGATATCCCATCTCATCATGTGTGTATGGTCCATTATATCTAATCTCACTAATAGATGTCCTACAGTTGAACTTCATTGGTTGGTATTCTTTGGTGGTTGGTTGCACAAAGATCTCCTGATATGCGGTCCTACTCATACTAAGCAAGCCAGTAGATCTTATCCTATACCTAGTCCTAGCACTGGCTAGTTCATACCTTTTACCATCAACATTCAGGACACCATCTAGTTCAACACATCCATCAGTATACTCTTCACATTTCCTAGCATTCTTCCAATGAAACTGTACTGAACTTGGCTTACGTTCGTAATACTTTAGACACTTCAGTTCTTGTACTGTTTGATACCACTTGCTGAAATCTTTATCATTTTGAACATAACAACCATCCCATTCTAGGTTGCTTGTGTTGTGGTCAGCAACAACCTCAGGTATAACAAAACCAGCATTTACTGGTGTAGCTGCTACAACAGCAGCCATTAGTGCAAATATTCTTTTCATTGTGGTACTCTTATTCCTTCACGACAATATACAAAACGATTCCATTCTTCATCAGTGAAAGTATCACTGGCGTATGGAATGCCGACAACTTCGGCGCAAAACATATTTATTCTCTCCGAAGCATCAACCTCGGAGAGTGATAGACCAGCAATCAGTGCAAGTTCAAACATCTTTATCTACTCTAGCGTATATTTTAGGCATACCAGCATCAACACCATCTCTGTAGAGAATAGCGTAGTGATCTTCCCTCTCAACTACCTCATATTTACGTAGTTGATCAACCCGATCTAGCCCATCTTTGAGCTTAAGACGCTCTCTATGATAAGCCATGTAGGCATCGAATGCGATGCCTTCAGCAATAAACTTTGCGTTCATCCTTCCAACCGGTAGATAAGATCTTCAATCTTTTTAACAACCTCATCGTGGCGAACAGATGGACTTACCACCTGTTCTGCCTGTGCAACGGTGAAGCTTTGTGCTCTGTTTAGTACCGCTAGAAGATAGCGGAGTTCTTGATTGTTTAGCTTCATTGTTATACTCAGTTAAGGGGACGGTTGCAAGCAATATCAGAATACCATCCTTCATGCTTACGATGGTCAACATATGACCACTCACCACCATTGTAGGAGATAAGATCTTGATCACAATCAATCCAAGCATATGAAAGACGACGGTCAGTCATATCGGTTAGTTCAATAAGAATATCACCTTCAGAATCTTGGCGGATAACCTCTACGAAATAGGTTTCTTCACCACCAGCAGTCTGAGGGCTGAACATCCAAGCGGTTTGACCTTCCAAACCGACTGGAATCTGAATGGGCACAGCAGCCACAGGAGCGGCTAGAGAGAGGGCACCGACAACGGAGAGGGCAAGTTTACGTAACATAGTTTTAGAGCCTTTGTAGGGGGTCAGAGAGTGGTTTGAGCAAGCTCTATGGCTTGGCTTTCGGTCAGTTGTAGCGGGTTGCCGGTAGGATCGTCGAAGTCCAGACCGGACATCATCAGTCTACCATAGTATTTGTATCCTGCAGCCTCAAGGGCTGCAATAGATTCACAGAAAGTCATAATCAACGGCGATAGAGGTAACCACCAGACCAACCTACGCGAGAGAGCATATCCTCACGGCTAGCCTCGTCGAGGAGGTTGTAACGGACTCCCTTGGCTGGTCCCTTGGTGCTGGCTGGCTTGTATACGTCACCAGTCTTCTTGTCGATGAAGGCATGGATGCTACGTGAGCCACCCTCAGTGATCATCCAGATCTTAAGGAACTTACGTGCCTCTTCAACCTCATAGGTGTAGTTTAGGTCACTACCACGCTTGAAGTCGGTCAGGAGGGCTTCTACAAGCACGTCAGTGTATCTGCGGATCTCTGCTTGAGTCTGCTCAGCAGCAGGACGGGAAGCAACGAAGTCAGCGAAGTCAGCCATTGGAGTGGTTTGGTTGATGTGAATAGTATAAGGGAGGAATGGATCAGTAGAGCTTCATGTGGTCCACTTGATCGGCTGGCACACGGGACACCGTGAGACGGCGGAAGTTATACTCTCTCCATGCGTCACAGGCTTCATTCACAATCCGGGTGTGCTGACGATCAGCACCCTTGAAGGTGGTACACTTGCGCTCCCTACGGTAGAAGATGACGGGGTGAGAGGTCTCGGGGAAGTCAATTTCAACACGGTAGAAGAAGTGCTTAGCCATTGGGTGGTTCCCTTGTTTGGTATGAATCTAATATACACGGGATCGCACCCCGTGGGGACATTAGTGGACACTTAGGCAAGTGGCTTCCAGTTCCGTGGTCTACGATCCTCGGGGTCAGTCTCAAATAGATCCATGGCGATCTCTGAAATATAATCAATCTCATCCATCTCCTGCCTGGAACG